TTCGCTTTTAAAAAGATTCTTTTCGTTTGCATATCGCATAAACTCCGCCATAGAGTGTATCGAGAGTTTTCGGAACACGTTCTTCCGATGATTCTTTACGGTGTGGGACGATATGAAAAGCGCTTCCGCAATCTCTTCGTCTTTCTTGCCATAGTAGCAAAGCTCCATCACCCTAAGTTGACTGTCTGAAAGTGTGCTGTTGAACTTCGGTTCACAGATTTTTTTGAAGCCATCGCATTCCCCACGCAGCGGACAACCGACAAACTCAAATTTGAAATTCCAGTTCTCATCGATATCGATCATGTTGTCATACAGCCCGAAGTTGCATTTGATAAATCGGCGTACAGCCAAGAAATCCCGATAGCATTTATTTCCATCGTAACGGGCGTAATATTTACGGAGTGTCGTGTAAGCTTCCGGATAGAACTCTTCCAGCACCTCTAGAAAACGCTGAATAAAGTCGGTATCCGATTCCTTTAACTGACGTTCCGGCTGTCCCTGTTCTTTGATAATTACTTCACCGGATGGAGTGGTATAGAATTCTATTGCATGCATGATTCTCCCTCCGGAAAAAGAATTTCTATAGGTGCGCCTAATTCTTTAGATATAGCCTTTTTGCAAAGCTTATCGGGGCTGAATGTGCCTCTTAACCAATTGTAGACAGTTTGTTCTGTGCGCTCTGTCGCATTAGCAATCCGGCGAACGAACTCCTGTTTGGGCGTTGGAATCTTATCAAGTGCTTCATATCTGTCTTTGAAAGACAGTTCACTTGCTCCATGACTTTGTAGGGTTAATTTTTCCATTTTTACCTCCTTACATTATTATATATATACTAATTTCTTTACCTTTGATGTTGTATTAATTATTACAGGTGCAAATATAAAGAGTCTTTATATTTAATCCAAATGTTATTTATATTATTTATCTTGAAAATATAAAGATTTATTATATATGAATGTGTATCAAAGAATTAAGGTCGTTGTTAAATGGCTGATAGGTAATGGTGTTGCAGGTAGTCAAAAAGAAATTGGAACTCTTCTTGGCTATAAAAATGAATCTTCATTTTCTCAAGTACTTAATAATAAAGTTGCATTACCTATAGATTTTATTGATAGACTAAGCAATCTATCTCCTTTATTGAATAAGAATTGGATTTTAGATGGAGAAGGTACTATGTTAAAGAAGATTCACATTGAAGGTGAATCTATTGTGCCAGTAAATAATATTGGGGATATTGATGAAAAACAACCAATTCTTGATATTCGTGTCTGTGCTGGAAACGGTATTGGATTAGAAGGAGACGAGAACAAAATAACAGAGTGGGTTTCCATCCCTGCATTTAAAGGATGCCGAGGAATTATGGTATTTGGAGATAGCATGTATGACAAGTATAAATCTGGAGATATCATATTTGTTCGTAGGATCGAAAGTCGGGATGATATAGACTATGGCCAGTGTTACGTTGTTATAACCCAGGAAGATCGATATATAAAGAATCTTTATGAAAGTTCTAAAGGTGATGGTTATATTACGATGGTTTCATATAATATGGAACTGAATCCTGATGGCCGTCGTAAGTTTCCAGACCGGGATATTGCTAAGAGTGAAATCTTATTTCTTTATAAGGTTGCAGGGAAGTTAAGAAGGAGTCAACTTTAATTAAATCTGAGTAAGAT